TTCTCTGAGGTGTGGTCGATGAGGTTATTGGTAACCTTCACAAAGACATAGTTCTTACTGCCTTGTGGATTAAACTTGTAGAAACCATTGTCCTCTAAGAATTGTTTGAATAGTATGTGTACTATCTTGATAACACCCTTATCACTCTTAGTCCAAAACTTGTATGTGGATTGCTCCTCTTCCAGCCTATCCAATACAGAATCAATATTGTCCACCTCTACATTTGTTTCTTCAAGTTGAATCTTGATTTCTTTCTTAGACAATCCTCTACGTATCTTTTGCTTTACTTGATTTACCTTATCCTCATCCTCGTAATACTTTGTTCCAAAGTTTTGTTTATGTGAGTATGCAGACTCGATAGTTCTTTTTATTTCAGACAAAGGAAAGTCTTTACTTTCGTAGTTGGACATCACGTACTCAGCTAAGGTTTGGTTTACACCAAAGTCATTGAATGCCGCTGCCAATACGTAGATGTTGTTGTTTCTCTCGCCAGTTTTTAGACCGTACTTTTTATCCCACCACTTAACCAATATATCAATAATCTTATTTTCATCTGTGATTGGTATGGTAGGTATGTCTCTATGCTTTACTAACTCTTGATGCTCTTGCTCTTCAATAACATCCCAAGTATGAGATAAATCATTGACATAGATTAAAGGATCATAAGATTCGTAGCACACTCTTGATATGTTCTTTGATGTAGTATCAAAGTATGGACTATCGAAATGTTTTTCAAGTGAGTTGAAATAGTTCTTATGGTTTTCTTCATCGCCAGGTATCTTAACCAAAGCCTTCAAGCCCTTACCACTTGGTGAAATAAACACAGAGTATATAAACTTATCTCTTGATAGCTTCTCCTTATCCTCCAGTAAATCTTTATTTGTATTGTATCCATCAAAGTCCAAGCAAATCAAACCACTGTGCTCTGTAATATGATTATCGCTACGCTTTGAGAACTTACCACTAAAGCATATAGCTGGTAGTGATTGCTTTAGTATATTTCTTTTTAGCTTATCCTTCTCCTTCCTTATCTGTTTAACCAAAGACTGAGAAGAGCCTTGCTTTATTCTTTCTAATACCACATCTACCTTTCTGTAAAAAGGTTGTGAAGTATCCTTAATATCTTTAAATATTGTAATTTCCATTTATTCTGTGTTGATTTAGTGTTAATCTATTTTTACCTAACTATCTCTATATTAGTTATTTATATTTTTTTATGTTAAAATGTTAAAAATAAAATAAATATATAGTATAAGAGTATTAGTAGTAAAAAAAATATATATATAAATATATAGTAGAACTTTCTGTTTGACATTTTAACATTGATAAAAGAAAAGAAAAGGGACACGAAGTCCCCTTTCGTTATCTTAGTTTCCATTTAGAAAGGAAGGTCAGCATCCTCTGTGTGAGTTGCCTTCTCTACCTTTGTTTCTGGTTTCCAAGTATCCACTGCAACATAGTGCGTACGACCATAGTCATCAGCTTCTCTTCTTTCTTGAACGATTAGTTTGATATACTTTTTCCCTTCGTATTCAAACACATGTTCTTTTGGTAGGTCTGATAAGCATACGCTTACTGCTACTTGTTGTCCATCAAACTTGGACTTACCATTTCCGACATAGATTTTTTCTTCTGCCATAATTATTTATTTAATAAGATTTGCTCCAACATTTCTGTTACTGCCTCATAGCACTCAAGTGCTTCGGCTCGTGTTTTATGGTCGGTTGGAACTTGCAACCATACTACACTATTTTTTTTCTTAAAGAGTTTCCCTAACAACGTAATCATCTATACTATCTATTGCATTCTCGCTAAAGAATTGGTTATACACTTCTACTGCTCGTTCCACTTTATCCTTTCCATTTTCAAGGAAGTTTTCTGATGGATAAAATATTCCTAACTCGTAGGATAATTTATCTACTACATAAAACAACAGTGGCTTATCAAATAGTTGTTGGTATATATAAGCTTGACTATCGTAGTTGTACTTACGTGCAGAGTATTTAAAATCTTTTATATTGGATGTAGTCTTTAGATCTATAAGTGAATCTGTTGTGACTATATCTGCTTTACCTTTCCATTTTAGACCCATAATTTCTTGTACTGCTGGAACCTCATACTCATTACTATCATCGTATATGGCATCGTAAAACTCAAGGTTGTTCTTCATTGTTTTCATAGCCTTATCAATGGCTTGTTTTTCTTTACTAAGCATCATAAGAGGTAGTCCATAACTTTTTAATACATCCTTGTATTTCTTGGTGTTTCTACTTGAAACATCTACGCAGTTGTATTCATCTGTATGAACCTTGTGTGGCTCAAGCATTGCAGTATGGAAGTATCTTCCTATTAGCATTGCCTTTGTCATCTCCTTCTGACCCCCAAATTCTTTTGGGTTGTTAAGTAAAGTTATTATGTCAGAGTTGGAAAGCCATTGCCTTCCATACTCTCCATAATAATGTTCATCAAGCCGTAGCTTTTCTAAATGCTCTTTCATTATATGTGTTTTGAAAGTTCTTTCTTAACAGATGCCTTAATGTTATATTTAACCTCAAGGTTCTTGACAATTTTAGGTAAGCCTAACTCTTTATTATCTACTATATACTTGATAACCTTATTCCAGTTAGAATCATCTATGTTCAATTCTATTGTTTTTAGAGTCTTTGACTTAGCTTTTGACTTAGCTTTCACTGGAGTTGGCTCCGATATAGTTTTGTTGAGGTCTTCGCCTATCCACAAACTTAATCCTAATCCGTGCATAGCTATAGCTTTAGCAGTAGACCTTTGAATTGCAGTATTGACATCCATTGATGTAATCTTATCCAACTTAATAGATTGATTTCTGTAATCCATAATTGGAAGATAATCAATATGTTCAATGGCATCAATAACAATTCCTACCTTTACATAAGCCGTAGTTCCATCACTAAAAAAGTTCAATCCAGTATGCTCACTTTCGTAAACAATTCTTTGAGCAGTAGGGTATTGCTCTTTAATTAAACTCCAAGCACTTGCCCAAGACAAGTAGCTAAACTTTCCTTTCTTCTCTATTAAATCTTTAATTTCAATAGAAGATAACTTTTTAAAATAATTTTTATCCATTTTTATCTAATTTGTTTAATAATTTTTGTTTTGCAGAATACTTTTTAAGTGTTTTCTCTCTTGATATTTTAAGACTCTTGATGTACTTATCATTCTTTCGAGTATTCATCTCATCTTGTATTCTGTTTTCAATCATAAGAAGCTTTCTTTTGTAGTTCATCATAGAAAGTAGTATGACTCCTCTCTTCCAACCATTCTTTGTAAGAACAATCAGTTCCTCATCTGTAAATTCTTTGAAGTAATCTCCACCTTTAGTGGTATTGATAAGTTCAATTTTGTTAGGATACTTGTTAAGCATTACTCCTAACTTAATAAATGATTCCTTGTGGTAGTCAATGGTTTGTATGGTGCCCAAATCATCAGAAGCTTCGTTGTATAAATCTGTAAGACTATGCATTTGTAATGTCTGATATTAGTTCCTTGAAGTCAGTATCACTATCTATCAGTTCCTTAGCTTTCTTGTATCCATGTATGATAGTTGAATGGGTAACTGAATGCCCATTCTCCTCCATAAACCTCTGAATATAAGATATTCTAATAGGTCTTTCCATACACAGATAGTAAAGCATTTGCCTGGCATCTACACAATCTCTTCTTCGTGTTTTATCAAACATTTGATCAAGAGATAAATGGAATTGCTTAGCAATAGCCAATGCATATTTATCGAATATTTCCTTTTTCATTTAATTAAATTTGATTAGTCTGCTAATGTACAATTTTAATATAACTTTAGCAAGACTTGTTTATACTTTTTTATTTTCTTCCTTTCTGCATTGCACCCTATATAGTATGAGGTAGCCAATTAGATCTAACATTGTATCCTCTGTTTTATCGTTGAGTCCCATTGTCTTGATTCTACTTAGCTTATCATCTATTCGTGCAAGTATTCCTTCCTTCGCTGAAAGCTTTGAAAATATTTTTGGAGGATCATTGGCAGTATCGCCATATGCTTTGTTCTTTTCAAGTAGCAACATTACTACTTCTCTTGCTACCTCCTTAATTAGTTCATCTGTTTTTTTCATCTTACTTTAAATATTCGTTAATTCTACTTATACTTAGTTCCATCATCGTTGCGATACCCTCTTTAGAGTACCCCAACGAATGAAGAAATCTTGCTAAGTTTTCTTTAATTTTGGTTTCATCCTTCACAACATTTGTGTAGGTATTGTTACTACTATTTCTGTTCATCTTCATTTTTTTTAAAATTATCTACTCGTTCTTCAAATTCTTTCTGTCTTACTTGTACTCTATAGTCAAAGTAAAGATATAAAGAAGTGTACGCAATACCAAGTATGCACACTATTAATGTAATAGCATCTGATATATTCATAACTTATCTATTAATTGTTGTAGTTTTTGTATTAATCGTTTGTTGGGGAACGGCTTGAGTTTCTCCATTAATACTTTACGCCATAATATGATTTTTCTTATACTCCTTTTCATAGATAGCAGTTTTTAAGAACATATTCCTTAGCTTCTTCTAATGTTTTTCCAGCAAATTCCTTGCTCCAATCGACATACCATCCGATGCCATCATCAAAGTTTGGATGATGGTGTGCTAATTTAGTTAGTGTTGTTGGAAGTCTTCCTCCACAATCTATTTCTTCTTCTCCACTCCAAGTAGGTTCATCATATTGTACAACATCTATAAAGTCTCCTCCTTCAATGGATATTTCAGCCCCCCATCCTGTCTCTTCCTCGAAAGTCCAAAACATATTAGGAAAGTCTTGAGCCATTTGCTTGATGATTAGTTCATCCATTGGAGACCAAGCAGTAGTAAAACGAAGTTGGTCATCATCTTTCTCAAATTCGTAGCATCCCCACTTTGTACCCCAATTATCATTGCACCAATCGTACCAATTGTCGTGTCCGTACTTGTGTTTAAGTTCGGCAGACTTTGCTTCTGTAATAGTGCAGTTCTCTGTATCTCCAATTCTTTGTGGAGATGTAGTTCCTTCAAGTTCTTTAGGCATTGGATTGTAGTATCTACAGATACATCCCAATTCTTCAATAGCATCTAAAATCTCTTGTCTTTCTTTGGTAATCTCACTACCAATAGAAATGTTGTGATAAACGTGATTAGGCATAGTTATTTAGTTTTAGTTAATTCATTAACTTTCTTCTCCAAGTATTCCATATACTCAAACATAGCTTCAAGGTAGTACCTATCATCTGACTTGAGTTCTTCCATACGGAAACCTAAAAAATAATCTAACCCATCTTCGACTCTGTCGAGTAGGTCTTTCTTCACTTTAATTCTGTTTGACATAATAATTTAATTTAGTTGGTTAGTGGGATGGAGGGTTGCGAAGCCCTCTAAAGTACGCATTACCATCCCCTCGTTACAAACAAGTATAAAAAGGAGAGTCGTGTTCTGCAGTATCCATCTCGGCTGATGGAGTCTTTTGCCGACTGACTATTTACGACTCTCACTTGTTTTAGGAAATAAGGTAAGAGATTGGTATCGCAAATGATTTCTCTCTTATTAAGTGTGTACGGCATACGCCACTCATTACACACCTTATTTTCATATCTTGTGCAAATATATAGTATAATTTGTTTATATCCAAATTATTCTTTGACATAATGGGAAATGTAGTTTAGTTACTATAGATGCCCTCCTTCTAAATTGTGTACAAACTTATTGTACCAGCATCGTACCATTCAGAGTACCACCCTCTCTTCTTAAGTTCTTTCTCCCACTTATTGAGTACCCCAAATTCTCTATTCACATAATCTTCA